TAACCGCTTTAGTGTTATTTTGAAGGCTCGCCAGCTAGGTATCTCCACTACGGTGGCTGCCTATGTTGCCTGGTTGATGTTGTTTCATAAAGACAAGAATGTGCTAGTTGTAGCTACAAAACTTGGAACCGCTGCCAACCTCGTAAAAAAAATCAAGGCTATACACAAGAATCTTCCCCCATGGTTGAAGATTTCTGACATTGCCATTGATAATAGAAACTCTTTCGAGCTTTCCAACGGGTCAATGGTGAAAGCGTCCTCTACTTCGGGCGACGCTGGTCGTTCAGAGGCTCTATCTCTGTTGGTAATTGATGAGGCTGCCTTTGTTGAGGGTATTGATGAACTGTGGGCAGGTCTATATCCTACTCTGTCAACTGGTGGTCGATGCATTGCCTTGTCTACGCCTAACGGAGTGGGTAACTGGTTCCACAAAACATATACAGAGGCCCAAGAAGGAAAGAATGACTTTCACACCATAAAGCTTCCTTGGCAAGTACACCCTGAGCGAGACCAAGCCTGGTTTGAAAAAGAGACTCGTAATATGTCTCGCCGTGAAATAGCACAAGAGCTTCAGTGTAATTTTAATGCTTCAGGTGACACTGTTATTCATGGCGACGACTTAAAATTAATATTAGGTAAAGTGATAGAACCTAGACATCAGACAGGCTTTGATCGAAATTATTGGATATGGGAAGAGCCCCAGCCTCATGGAGACTATATTCTGGTAGCGGACGTCGCTCGGGGCGATGGTTCCGATTATAGCGTTGCTCATGTCTTTGATGTCCAGACTATGAATCAGGTGGCAGAGTATCAAGGAAAAATAACACCAGATATGTTTGCTCCATTGTTGTTTTCTATTGCCTCTGAATACAATAATGCTCTTATGATTATAGAAAATAATTCATTAGGTATTGGAGTTTTAAGTAGATTACAAGATTTAGACTATAAAAATTTATATTATAGTGTAAAATCTACACATGAGTATGTTGATGAAGTATCGGCTCAAGCCCTTGGCGGCGTTGCAGGATTCACTATGTCTATGAAAACTCGACCACTTGTTATTGCGAAGTTTGAGGAATTCGTGAGAAATAAACTAATTACTATTAATTCAATGCGTCTTGCGAATGAAATTAAAACATTTGTATGGCACAATGGAAGACCACAGGCTATGCGTAGCTACAATGATGATCTTGTCATTGCGGCTTGTATCGGCTGCTGGGTGAGAGGGACTGCCTTGACGGCAAACCAGCGGGAGGCAGAATACAAAAAGGCATTACTGACGAGTATATCTGTATCATCTACCACTCTTAACACTAAGATACACGGACAACACGGCTTTAAAGGGCAACAAACTACTTTTAAGGGTACTGACGGACAAACTCACGACCTAAATTGGATCATCAAAGGATAAACATGGCTGATAATCAAAATAACAATAATTCACAGAATCCCCGGAATAACCAATCTAACTTATTTAAAAGATTGACACGATTATTCAGTGGACCGATCGTCGATTATGACCGCCCCTCAGTTGTGCGTGGTAATCGTCGAGATATTACAAAATATACATTTACTTCTAGTACGGGACGGGAGTTTAAGAAAAAAGAATACTTCAACCCATTTGGAAGTCTCACAAACAAGGTCCTCTATAACCGCAACAAACAGATGCGTTATACTGATTTCGAACAAATGGAGTACATGCCGGAGATAGCATCAGCTTTAGATATTTACGCAGACGAGATTACTACATCAACTGCTTTTAATCCTCTTATAAATATTGATTGTCACAACCGAGAAATCAAAGATATTCTTGACACGCTGCTTTACAATGTTTTGAACAGTGAAGCTAATTTATTTGGCTGGGCTCGCAGTGCTTGTAAATACGGGGACTACTACCTTTATCTTGACATTGACGATAAACTTGGGATCACAAATGTAGTTCCATTACCTGTACGTGAAATGGAGAGGATTGAGGGCACTGATCCCACCAACCCAAACTATGTACAGTTTTTTTGGCAAAATGCCGAAGGCAACAAAGGTGTTACTTTTGAGAATTGGCAGGTGTCTCACTTCCGTGTACTAGGTAACGATAAATATGTACCCTATGGCACTTCGGTCCTAGAGCCATCCCGTCGCATATGGCGACAACTTACGTTGCTAGAGGATGCCATGATGGCATACCGTATTGTTCGCTCACCTGAACGCCGTGTTTTCTATATTGATGTTGGTAATATGGCAGCAGAAGATGTAGAACAGTATATCGAACAAGTCAAGACACAGATGAAACGCAACCAAGTTGTAGATGAAGACAGTGGACGAGTTGATCTGCGTTACAATGCGATGAGTGTGGATGAGGATTTCTATATTCCTATCCGTGGCGCTGCTAGCAATACTAGAATTGAAACACTTGCTGGTGGTCAATTTACTGGTGATATTGACGACGTTAATTACCTGAGAGACAAGTTGTTTTCTGCCCTAAAGGTGCCAAAAGCATACCTTGCTCAGTCTGATGCCCAAGAAGATAAGACAACGTTATCTCAGAAGGATATACGTTTTGCCCGTACTATCCAGAGGCTACAGAGAGTGGTGATTGCTGAGTTGGAAAAGATTTGTATTATTCATCTTTTTACTCTTGGTTACAGGAACAACGACCTTTTGTCTTTTAAGCTATCGCTTAACAATCCATCTAAGATTGCCGAACTTCAAGAGCTTGAACACATGAGAACTAAGTTTGACGTGGCTGGCTCTGCTACCGACGGGTATTTCTCTAAACAATGGGTGTATCGTAACATCTTTAAAATCTCCGAAGAAGAGATTGACAGAATTCAAGTGGAACAGTTCACCGACGCCATCCAAATTAGCACACTAGAACAAGTAGCTACCCCACCCGAAGGAGGTGAAGGCGGCGACCTAGGTGGCGATTTAGGGGGTGATGATCTTGGGGGTGACCTTGGTGGAGATCTCGGCGGCGACGCTGCCACAGAAGACCCAGCCGAAGAGGGACCTCTTTTAGCAGAGCCTGATATTGAACCAGGGCAAAGAAATGATAACGGGTACATGTATGTTAAGAGTCCTAAGTGGAAGCAGGGCGCTCGCCGGCGTAGTATGAATGGTGCTTATAACAGAGAACAGGCCGGCTCATCAAACCGAGCAATAAATAAAGGGCACAGTACAGCTCGGGCTGAACTATTTAATGGGTACGAACAAATGAAGTCTTTGGCTAACGGAGTTCATAGCGAAGGGCAGCAGTCAGAAGAAGATTTACTATTTGAAACGCAAAGCGACATTAAAAAGTTGATTAAGCAGTTGGAAACAAAAAATGAAGGTCAAGCATAATAAAAAAAGAAACACAGCTTTTTTATACGAAGCTTTGGTAAGGGAATTCACTAAGTCTGTGGTGGATAAAGACAGCACCAGATCGAGAAAAGTCAAAAAGATCCTGAAAGAACACTTTCGAAGTGGTATGGTCCTGTTTAGCGAACTTGGGTGCTTCAATGCCTTGTCAGAGAAAGATAAGTTTGATCGCTACACAGCAGAGAAGATGATTTTCCGAGCCAAGAAAGAATATGAAAACCTTGATCAACAAGATATATTTAAGGAACAGACGGCTGTCATTAAAAAGATCAACACAGATCTGGGGAAAGATGTATTTAACACTTTTATGCCCGATTATAAATCTTATGCTACACTAGCTCAGATTTTTGGCAACAAACTACCAGTCAAGTCCAGAGTGATTATGGAACAGAAGATCATTGATACACTGACTACAGACGTAGAAGAGAATGAGCAGATGAAGCCAGTAGATAGCCTAGTGGTTAAATCATTCACAGAGCGGTTTAACGAGACTTATTCAGAGTTGTTGCCCGAACAAAAAGAACTGCTGAATAAGTTTATTATTTCGTTTAATGAGAGCGAAGCGGACTTCAAGTTGTATGCTGGTTCGGAACTCAAACGAATTCAAGAGAAAGTTAGAGGCTCTCTGGAACTTACAGAGGTTAAGGAAGACTCTTATATGATTGACTCAACACACAAAGTGTTGGAGCAACTTTCGGGGTTCAATATCAGCAGGCTCACAGAACAAGAAGTCTTAAAGATTTTAAAGCTCCAAAAACTAGCAAGAGAATACGACCAAGATGCCCATAACGATTAAGATTGGCAACGCCGCAGAAGAAAAGAAGCCAATACAGGCTTCTATATCATTACAGATCAAGAAAACTCTTGACGGAAATCTTATAATTACGGACCATGAGTACTTGGATATTATCATCAGTCCTGCTGAGGGTAAAATTACAACTTTACCTAAGCCCGCAGTAGAACGAGATGTTTATGATTATCAAAAAGAACTGATGAACGATTTATTTCAAGGCGGTATTACTCAAGCCGCTGGTCCTCAAGGCGGTCCAGTTTTTGGCATGGTGGAAACAACCTACCCAATAGAAGGAGATGTTGATACACTCCAGGCAGTTCTGTATAGGATTGAGAGTTTCATACAGTCTACTGCGAATGACGATAAGTTTGCTAAAGAATATGACGAAAATATCGAGGATAGGTTTACGGATCCTAACGCACAGGATTCGACTAAGTACGGAGAGATTCCTCCCTACCAAGACACCCCTGAAGGTCGAGCAGATTCTGCTGACCCCACTTATACATTTGCGGGATACGGCTACTACTACTAATGTCGTTTGTATATTTTGTTCTGTGTTCTTATGGACTCACACAAATTTTAGCATTTGCTAGAATATTTGATTCTATCCGCCCTAAACAGCACTTTTTTAACTGCCCAATGTGTATTGGCTTTTGGGCTGGTGTTTTCTTAATGATACTTAACCCCTACACCGAACTATTTACTTTTACTATTAGTTTGGTGAACGCTTTGCTTTTGGGATCGCTTTCATCGGCTACATCATATGCATTGTGTATGATAATATCGGATGGAGGTATCCAACTTGAACACCGAACGAAAGGGAGCTTGGACGCAAAAGTGGATGTTACGCCCCGTAACAAACTGCTGTCGTGGTAGTTGTACCGTGCGGGTAGCGCCCGCACTCTAAAGGAGATAAATATGAATAAGAAATATGTACTAAAAGAATTTATGAATCTTGATTATAGTGACGATCTTCTTACCGAAGAAGAGCGTACAGGTAATCGTGATGGTACACATCTAGTCTTAGCTGGAAAAATCCAGATGTGTAATGAGCAGAACGGCAATGGACGGGTTTACCCCCAAGCAATTCTTGAGCGAGAAATAAAGAACTATGGAAAACTTGTTAAGGAGCGCCGCTCACTTGGAGAACTAGATCATCCAGACGAATCAGTCATTAACCTGAAGAATGCTAGTCACCTTATCACAGATGTGTGGTGGGATGGTAATGCCGTGATGGGCAAGCTGAAGATTTTAGACACCCCAGCAGGTCAAATTGCTAAACAATTAGTCAGCGGCGGTGTTTGTTTGGGAATCTCAAGTAGAGGTCTTGGATCTACACGTCAACAAGGTGGTATTACCATGGTCGAGGATGACTTCCAGTTACTATGCTTTGATTTGGTCTCGGAGCCAAGCACAACTGGTGCTTTTTTGGTAGCAGAGAGTAAAATTAAAACACATTTAACTAAAGCTGACAGAATCAACAGAGCGTTGAACGATATTTTAGACTCCTAATAGAAAGAGGTTACAATGAAGAAGGCAGAACTTAAGAACATTATCAAAGAGTGCGTTAGAGAAGTCATCTTTGAGGAGGGCATGTTAGCCGGCGTCGTGTCGGAGGTGGTTCAGGGGCTAGGAAAACCCATGATACAAGAAACAGCCCGCCCGGCTTCACCTTCCCCCAAGAGTAAGCAGATCGCCGAAACAAAGAGAAAAGTCTTGGATGCTATGGGCACTAATTCCTATGAGGATCTTAAAGGCAGGTTCAAAAACCCAGAACTCTTTGAAGGAACTCAACCCATCCAGGAGGGTAATGGAAAGGGTGCTTTATCAGGCATCGCTCCTAATGACCCAGGGGTAGACATATCGAACATTCCCGGCTTCGGAAGCTGGTCAAACGTCGCCTCAGCGACAAGAAAGTAGGATTTAATGAGAAAAAGAAGAAATAAGGAACTTAACCCTTGCGTTACCGTAAGAGCAGAAGATAATCACGGCGACGTTGACAAAATGATTCGCCGTTTTCGCAAGATGGTAAAGATGGAGGGAATCATTGAAGAGCAGCGCAACCGCCGTTACTTTAAGGCACCTAGCGAGAAACGCAGGGAACAAAAAGAAGAAAGACAAAGATTGATCAACAAGGTGAATAGACGTAGAACAGAACTACTTAAGCCTAGGGATCGATATAAAAAGAGGAGGTCATAACGATGGCTACATCACCTGACACAACAGCATATTACACACGTCAATTCTCCGGACTAGGGAGCGTTGGCTCTTATCAGGTATCTGGATATCCGTTTATTACGGGTTCAACAACTCTTGCTAACAGCGGCGAGCACAAGATAGGCTTTCCTGGTGTTACTAAGTCTATTACAATTATTAATCGCCCTTCGGGCTCTGGTGACGCTCCAGATATCCGAGTCCACTTCGCCCCCCTCACTGGCGGTCGAGTTGCTGCTGGCAATCACTTCATTATTTTGACTGCCAATAAAGACAGCATGACTATGAACGTCAAGTGTAAGGAAATATATATTTCCCGTGATGACGCTACTGCTGGAAACGCAGCATACACAGTTTTTGCGGAAGTAACAGGCATTGGTCCCGATTCTATGTTTCCTTTGACAGGATCAGGAATCACCGATTAACATAAGAGGATAAAATAATGGGCGGATTTAAGCCATCTAGAGCGGATATAGCAGGTAGTACAATTGTAGGATCAGATCTTACCGTTGACACCCACCAGTTTACTGGATCAGTTGATATTACGGGATCATTAACTCTAAATGGTTCCTCTGTTACCGGCGGCGGCGGTGGGGGTGGAGCAGTCTCCACTTATACTAACTCAGGAAACAACAGAGTCATAACCTCTGTCAACTCTAGTACTATCAATGGTGAAGCTAATCTTACTTTTGATGGCACGTCACTAACGTCTCCACAGATGACAGCTTCCGTCTCTATGAAGGCTGCTATTCTTGAAGTTTCTTCTTCAGCAGAGGGGGCTCTTTTCCGTGTAGATCACGCTACCCAATCCGGTGCTAAGCCAATTCTATTTGTGACTGGTAGTGGACTAGTGGGTATT